GCTTTTGCATTATCCTAGTTCTTTAACAGCTTCTTGTTCGCTTTCTGTACCTTCATCTTCACCGCCACTATTTACTTTTTCTAGTAGTGCTAAGACTTCTTCAGCTTTGGGTCTTGGGAATTTTTCATCAATTGAAACAGCGGCATCTGCTGCTGCTTGTTCTGCTGCTGTAAGTGCGCGAGGCTTGCAACGTAATACTTGAAGCGTGTATTCAACATTAAATGCTAGTGGCCCAGTTTTAGTACGCTTGAACACAACGTCCCAACCGGTATCATAATCTGTAGGATCACCTAAATCTTCGGCTGCTGTTAGGATTTGCTCAAATAACTTCTTTTTAAGATTGAGCGCCTTAACTTTACCATCTTTAGGATCGATACAATTGATCGAATAGCTCCAGCTGCATTTAAGTTCAGGATAGAAGTCAGGCACATGATCTTTTTCCATGTTGTCAAACTTCTCTTTTTCACGGCTAAATGCCAAGCACTCAACAGGAATATCCTTGTTATTAGTGCCCTTAATCCAGTAAATATAACGTGGCAAAACTCCGCCAATTAACCTAACTGTATTTTCGCCATCTTTGTATTCGTAAGTTTCTACTTTATTTGTTACAGCTTTGCCTTTTGTTTGTTTAAAGCTAAGTGCCATATTTATTCCTCGTATTTGAAGTGTATTCGTTTGTTTTTTATTTCTAGTAGCGGATTATATTTTAATGTGCTGATTTCTATATCTGGATAGTAGGTTAAATCTAAAAATTTATAACCTAGGTCTTGGTAAAATTGCCAATTTCTACGACCCGCTAGTTTTACATATTGAATTATAAATAATCTATCAGTTCTAGTATCATCTAGTAACTGATCCGGTTTGAGTAAGAAACTAGGTCCACTAAACATCTCACTAGTTATTTTAGCGTTATTGAGTTTAACCCAACGACCGCTGCGATAGTCTCGTAGTATATCTAACAAGTCCCAGTGTTGTTTTGATTTTTGCTGCAATTTTTCAAGGTTAAATCGTAAGACCATATTTCTACTCAATATAATATTATAGCACAAACAGCTAGCTATAACAAGTTAAATTTTTTAAACCAGTTTGGTTTCCCAACCTTTCTTCATATAAAGGCCTAATCTATCTGTGTTCTGCTTGCGATCAGCCCAACCGCTAAATTGAATATCTACTACTATAGGATCTAGTTTACCTGGATGTGGTCTCATTATTCGCCCAACAATTTGTTCTAGTAGACTATCATTACTCATAGGTACTGCTAGGATGACGCAACTGAGTATGTTGATGGAGATACCTTCGCTGAAGATTTGCCTGCTACCAGCAACGCACATTTTTGCTTTGCTGAGTAATTGTTCTTTTGCATATTGCCTTTCTTCATAGCTGGTGTCGCCAGTAACCAACAAACACGTTTCTCCAACATATTCTTTGACCTTTTCTAAGAATTCTACTCTATCTGCAATTACAAGTACACTGTGACCGTTATTTATATGATAAGTAGCTAATGCACTAATATAACGTCTATAGTCGTCATCCTGCGTTAGCTCATTTATCTTTTCTACCCAGGGTACATTTGGTTTTAATACTATGTTACTTTTAACTATATGTACTATAGGATTAATAGTATTACTTTGTGGCGGTCTGTAAACAATATTGCCAAAGTAATCTTGAAACATTACATGCTTACCATCTTTACGTGTCATAGTACCACTAAGTGCAATCCTATATCTAGCATGAAAAGTGTCTACTGTTTCGCTAAATGTAGTAGCTGGACAGTGATGCGCTTCATCTAGTATTACTGTACCAAACTCTTTTTGTAATTTGTCTAAGTGTTTTACTATACTCTGCACATTTCCAACTACAATAGCATGATCTTCTATGTCAAACTGACCACTGCCGATAATACCACACTGCATACCAAATAGTGCTTCAATCTCATCACGCCACTGATCGCGTAGTGAAGTAGTATGTGTTACTACTAGTGTTTTTTGACCAAATTTTCTAGCAATATGTAGTGCTGTAAAGGTCTTACCCCAGCCTACTAAGGCATTAATAAAACAAGTATCTTCTACCTGATCGTATACTGCTAATTGATCTTCACGTAGTGCATATTTAGGTGTTGGAAACGGCACTGGTACTAACACCCGTTTATCTACTATTTCATATCCTTCAGGTATAAGGTCTACTCTACCCTGTGGCATACTAATAATTCCACTAGTAAGTGACCTGTAATTTCTAATAGTTTCTACACTAGTAAACTTTTTTGACCCTGTGTTCTTATGTATTTTGTAGGTAAGCTGATTTATTACGTGTTTAGTATGTAGTAGGCCAGGATTATCTATGTATATTCTATTAGATATAATAGCTTTTGCCATTACACCATTCTCCAAGTTGTTTTTATAGGTTCACTGTAATATCCATACAATAAATTGCTGTGACCATAGCTAAGTATTCCACAATATTGTTCTTCCGGCTTAGGAACTTGTAGACTTTTAAAGCGTTCTACTAGACCCTCAACCTCTAAAATACACCCAAGCCCACTAGCAGGTAAAACTTGTTTTAGCCTATGTGTAGCCAGCTTGGCGCGCGTAGATTTTTTGTGCTGAAATACCTGTCCATGGCTATCAATAAACCAAGTTGTTGCTTTTGCCAGTTTAATAACATCACCAATAAAATATATAGCACTACTAATTCTAAAAAGTTTGTCTTTTATAACCAATCTACGTAAACCTAGGGTAGGTTTATTAATATTTTTATCATCTACTATTTGATAATTATCGCTGTAAGTATTATCATCTGGATTTGTATACTCTGTGCGATAAAAGACTAGCCCACCGGCTACTATGGGCTGTCTCTCACCAAGTCTAAATACGGGCCAGTTGATCGCCGTCCAGTTTGTAGGTTTCCTCAAAGTGTCCAAAGCTGTAGTCATCTCCAATATCTTGGTCTACACCAATAGCGCAGCCACTAATATTGCAACCCCACTCATGCTGTGTATTTTTACGCAGTATGTCACAATACTGTTCTACCTGCTCGGTCTTAACAAGTGCCACGATTGAGTCATGGACAAGCATGAAGATTCTTGCGTCAAGTCCACGCTCTCTAACTTCTCTAGCAGTTCCAATAGCTCCAAGTAAGTTAACGTCACTTGCCAGCGATTGGATTTCTGAATTAATACCACTTCGTACTTCGTGGGCTGCGATTCCTTTGTCACTGCTGAATACATTAGGAAGCCGTCTTTTTCGGCCAAAAAACGAGTAAGTATATCCATTTTGTTCAATAAATGTTTTGCGTGTATCTAACCACTGTTTTAGTTTCTTAAAAGTCGTAAAATACTGCTTAATATCATCACGAGCACGTTCTACAGGATAGTATTGACCAGTAGCTTTGCTAACCGTTACGCTAACTTTATCAGCTCCTGACCCGTATAGAATACCAAAGCTGATAGCCTTAGCACTTTGACGCATATCTGGATACAGTTTCTTTACCTGATCTACTGGACACTCAAGATCAAACACCATTTTAGCAATACTGCTGTGAAAGTCACCGCCATCAGTAAATACTTTTTGTAGATTTTTATCTCCCGACAGCACAGCAGCATAATACATCTCAGCAGTTCTTAAGTCTTGCGAAACGATTTTAT